TGATAACTGCTTCGCTAAGCCAAGCTGTTCCTGTAAAACCTTTTTCTACCATTAATACTACTGTTAAAAACATAACCCAACCTATAGCACGTTGTAATACACGAACCGCTTTTCTTGTTTGAAAACCTTCACGTTTAATTCCAGCTACTATACCAAAAAAACCATCTATAAAGACAACAGCTATTAAGCCAAGATATTGTTCAGCGTTACTCATAGTAAGCTCCATAAAATAAGAGCACACAAAAGATAGTGCCAAAATAGGGACGGTTAAAAAAGTTATGGTAGAGGTTTTCATATTGACCAATTTTCGTAATAGGTCTTTCCTTTAGAATTTCTTTTAGCTGCTAAAATTTGACCTCTTTGTTCTCCATCACTATTATATGAAACATGAACCCAATCAGGTCTTTCGTTAGTTCCAAATTCCCAAATTAATTGGTCAAATGGTAAATTTTCTCTAATATAATGAAACACTTCTTCATTTTCTGGACCATTTCGATAATCCATATCAATATCAATAGCTTCACCTTTTGAATGTTGTGAAGTTTTAGAACCCCCAATAGCTTCATTTAAAGCTTGACTTCTATATCCTGAGGAAATAAAGAGAGGTTTAGCAAAGTGTTCTCTAATTGGCTGAAATATATTTTCAGCTAATAATTTAGCTGCTTCTAGATGAGCTCCTTTTGGAGTATTATCTAAACCTCTACGTTTTGCTGTTGAGGATCTAGTAAATTCACCTAAGGATAAATTTTTAGATAATTTCATAAATTTATTAATTACAATTGCAGCATGAGCAGGCACAAGTAGCCTGGCAAGTGCAAGTTATACAATTACAGTTGTTTTTCATTTTTTAGCAAATTTTTCTAATCCTGCGATACCAAATGAACCTAATGTAATGAATACAAATGAATTATAAATAAATTCTTGAATTACTAAATCTTTACCAAAGTAGCCTGTTACTAAATCTACTATAGCAAATATTACCATTACAGCAAATGCCATAAATCCAATAACATTTTTTTCATTTACATTATTATCGTCTTTAAAAATATCTTTAAAAGCCATGATTTTATTTTTTATATTATTGGGCATATAAAAACATTTAAGTATAACAAATTATATGCTTATACATATTATTTATTTTTATAGAAAAATTCTAAAATTTCTTTTTCTAACACAGTATCCATAACAAAATTATCACCATATTGAATACTTGTAAAAGTTCCATCATTTTCATTAACAATTTCAATAATATAATCTATTTCATCATATATTAAACTATAACTTTCGCTTTTTTTAACTAAATTAATACTTTTATTTTTATCTTCTTTAATACCAGTAAATGTAATTTCTTTATCACTTAGATCTGGGACGTTAAGAAGTCTAGTAACACATTGAGCATAATTTGAATGAAGAGTATCTATCAAAAATATATCATCTAACTCACTCATTAAATATAATCTTTGTTTTGAATCTAATCCTCCTGCTTTAAAATCCCCAGTATATTGTACCATTGGTAATGATAATATAATTTGTATTAATTCTGGGGTAAGTTTATTAAGATTTACTGTAGATGTTACTTGATTACTATTATTAATATCTCTATCAAAAGGTAAGGATAAAAGATCATAAAAAGTTTTTGTACTAAGATTGTCTAATATCTGAGGACTCATTTTATTCTTTTTCTGTTGCGTATTTAACTCCCATAATTGTGCCTACAATAGAAAATGCATTTGTAAGTAAAATTCCAAACATATTACTCCAGGTTGATCCTATAATTTGAGTATCTGCTCCTGAAGTTAGTGCAATAGCATACATAATTGTAGTAATTATACCCACACCAACTATTACTACTAAAGCAACTTTCACAATTGTACTAATTAGTTCAAATTGTGTTTTCTTTTGCATTACTTCTAAATCTTCTAATGCTTTATCTTGACCTTTTTCTGCTTTTTCTCTTAATTGATTTGATGATTCTAATGCTACTTGAAGCTCCTTCATTAGAGTATCATTTTCTTTTTGTTTTTCAACAAGTTCTCCATTTTGTTTTTGAACTTGTTTCGTAATTTCTAAACGTTTTTTACGTCTAGTAGTATCTTTTTCTTTACAGAGTTCAAGATATTTCTCAAATTCATTATCACCTTTTGGGGCTTTAAGAAGTTTAAGGAAATTTCCTTCTACATAGATTTTTCTTTTTTTAGCAACCTCTAGTAGAACATTTCTTACATGCTCTGTTATTTCTATCATTACCTATAAACTTTAAATTCAGCTGATCTATCTTTATAAGCATCATAATCTGTCATAAATTCTTCTAATCGAGGTTCAATATCATCTGATTTAATAATCCAAAATTGAGCTCCAGCGGCTTTTGCTTTTTCAATTTCTTGATTATCATCTGATGATGATATAATTCCTATTACACATCCATTACCATACTCAAAATTAATTTTACGAATTAACTCAATTCCATCAAAAGATGAACCAAGTATATTTAAATCAACAAATACACATTCGGGGCGTTCTTCATTAGGGTCATCGGGCCACCATTCTTTAAATTTAAGATTAGCTTCATCTGAAGAATTAAGGGCTTCTAGAGATAAAGTTATATCTAAGATGCTACAGGCATCTTCAAATACCAAGTGGAATAGATCCTCATCGTCTATAAGTAATATAGAATTTATCATGTTGTTTTAATTTTTATTTTTAATATAGTTCCTGTTTTTGTTTTTTCAGAGGTTATAGCAAAACCATGTTCTTTTAATATTGCGATACATATATTTAATCCTAACCCTGATCCTCCTTCTTTTTGCCCTGCTTTTCTAGTATATGGTTTTGATAATTGAAGGAATTCTTCATTAGTCATTCCTCTTCCATTATCTTCTATACATAAAGTAGAATCATTACCCATATAAATAGATACTAATTTAGTAGAACTATCATTATATTTTAACCCATTTCTAATTAAATTGTCTATTGCTGTACAAAATAAAGGTTCATTTACATTTACTACAGGTAAACTTTTAATTTTAACTTGCTTAATATAAGATGTAGCAGATAAATAATTATTTAGTATAACTGCTAAATTATGATCTTCCATATCTAATTGAGCATCTTCTTTTACTAGGTTAGTAAATTCTTTAACTCCAGCATAAACCCTTTGTGTATGTTTTAAACCCTCTTCTAACATTTTTAAAGGAGCTTCTATTTTTAACTCTTTAATTTTTTCAGCAGGAACTCTTCTTTTTAAAGAAGTTAATCCTCTAGGCATATAGGTGTTAATTCCACTATGCATATCGTGTCTTAAAATTTTAGCAGCATGTTCTAAATAAGAATTTTTCTGGTTAACTTCAATTTCAGCGTTATGTTGAATAGTTGTATCTGTTGCTATTTTTAAAACTTTATTATACCCACCATTAGGATCTTTTATTGGAGTATAATTACCAAATAACCAACGAACTTTACCACCTTTAGCAATTCGTTCAAATTCACCACTAATAGTCTCACCTCTTTTTAACCTATTCCAAAACTCATGATAGTCTAAACTATTACTATACTCTTTATCAACCATGTATCTATGGTTTTTATTTTTTAATTCTTTTTCTGTATAACCCATAGTATCACGGAAATGTTTATTATGAGATATAATATACCCATCCATATCTAATACTACTACTATATTTGATTTATCAATCGCACTTAATTGTAAATTTAGATTTGAATCTTTAAATTTAGAAGTACGATTAAAATCCCAAATAATATAAGAAAAGAAAGGAATTAGAGCAATTATACATCCATATCCAAATTCAGCTAAAAAATAACTAAATTCAAATATTCTAAATACAAGAAAAGTTTCTAATATAAAAAATATAAGTATAATACCAATTGATATGCCTAAACATATTTTTGTAGCTTTATTCATAGTTATAAATATAAAAAAAGAGCGCTAATGCGCCCTTAATTTATAATACAAAATAATGTATTTACTTTTTTAATATTTTAAATAACCATGCTTTTACAATATCCCAATTACGTGTAGCAAATACACCAAAGGCTATTCCAGCATAAACTTTATATCCAAAAGACCAAAGTAATAGACCTATAATTAAGCCTAATATACCTTCTATTCCGTTACCTTCTAACCATGCTTTAATTGCATTGATAGTTTTTTTCAGTAGACTAATTTTTTCAATTATTTCTTCTTTAACTACTTTTTTCTTACGTCCCATAATTATTTGTTATTTAATATATTATAAATATTATTTAAATTCATTTTCGTTATTGTGATTTAAATAGTTAATAACTAAAGCTGCTCTATTAAATTCTTTAAGATTATATACGGCATGATAAGTTTTATTTTCTGGGCTATTTGAAGGGACAAAAGCTATTACTCTATTAGGTTTCCATTCTACTTCACTAAAAGGATTTATTTGGGAAGTTAAAATTTCAGTTCCTGAAGGGCCTTCAAAAGGATAAATGTATAAAACTAAAGAAAAAACTTTACTCCAAATATCAGGATGAGGTCCTTGACGATGCCCAGGTTCTCTAAATTGGAGATGATACATAGCCTGATCAGTTTCTAATAATTCTTTATTAGGAGTATTTAGAATATTAAAAGAAAGATCTTTAAAAATTTTAACTGATGAATCTATTTTTTCTTTGAGATTTTGATTATCTTCAAAATATGATGTAAATAATTTAGTTGCTGGTGTATCAACTCCTAATACTTTACAATATTCAACTAGTTCATTAAATGTTTCCTGTGGGAGAAAATTATCTACTATAGCATAACTCCATGGTTCAGTATAATACTTAATTTCCATTATCCGTCACAGGCGAGACAATCATCAGTTGTTCTAGAACCTAAATCACCTTTAATTACAGAATCAGTTCTTAAATAGTATAATGTTTTAATACCCAACTTCCATGCTTCTATATGTACTTGGTTAATCCACCTAGGAGAATCTTTAGGATCAAAAGCAACATTTAAAGATTGAGTTTGATCAATATATCTTTGACGAATAGCAGCTTGTTGAACTAATGCAAGTTGATTAATTTCTGGAAAAGTTAAAAATATTTCTTTTTCTTCTTCTGTTAAAACATCAGATGGTAAATTTTGAACTGAACCATTATCTGAAAGAATTTTATCCCAAATTTTATTTTGGTTTTTATTTTTAGATTCTAAAAGTTTTTCTAACTCAGGATTTTTAACTATAAAAGTTCCTTTTGCACCATTGAATACATAAACGTTTGCTGGGTGAGGTTCTATTCCTGCTGAGCAACTATTAATTCGAGAATTAGATACTGTAGGAGCGATTGCCATTACATGGGTATTTCTCATACCTGTACCTCTACACCAAAGTGGTTCTCCATATTCAATTGCTAATTGACGAGAAGCTGCTTCTGCTTTAGTTCTAATATCACTAAAAATAGTATGAGTCCAAGCTGTTGAAGCAATAGAATTAAATGGTAATTGTTTTTGTTGTAAAAAAGTATGCCACCCCATTACTCCTAAACCTAATGCTCTACCTTTTTTAGCATGTCTATGAGAACGAACCATTGAATCTTTTCCATTAGTTTTTTGGATAAATTCTTCCATTATACCATCTAGAAAATAAGTAGCAATTTCAACAACATCTGTATCTTTCCATTCATCATATTTAGCTAAATTTAATGATGATAAACAACAAATAAATGAATGTTCTTCATCTGTATGTAGTGTAATTTCAGAACAAATATTAGTCATACTAACATCTAAATTATTCATTCTATATGCTAAAGGATTATCTTTATTAACATTATCACTAAACATGATATAAGGTTCTCCTGTTTCTACACGTGATTTAAGTATTTCAAGCCATAAAGACATAGCTTCACTATCTCTATCCTGTAAACGCTTCATAAAAGCATCATCAACCATTACAGCTTGATGGAGATTTAAACATTGTCTATTAGGATCACCTTTAGGACGACGAATTTGTAAAAATTCATTAATGTCTGGGTGATTAATATCTAAATTTACTGATGCTGCTCCTCTTCTTACTGAACCTTGATTAGTAGCAATAATAGTAGAATCATAAATTTTAGCCCAAGGTACTACACCTTCACTTTTTCCGTTTCCTGTAATGTATTCTCCTCTTCCTCTAATTCTACTAAGGGATATTCCCACGCCTCCCCCATAGGAAGTAAGTCGCATAAGCTCTGCGTTAGTGAGTCCAATACCACGTATCGAATCCGGAGTATCAATACCAAAACAACTAATAGGCAAGCCCCGATCAGTACCGGTATTGCTGAGAACAGGGCTAGCGAGACCAATCCATCCATTCCAAATATATTTATAAAATTTACTTTCTAAATCAGGGCGGTTTAAACGCATTGCTACAGCATGTGCCACTCTTCTGTAGGCTTTTTTAGGAGTTTCCCCAGGCATTAAATATCCTTTTGATATAGTAGATAAAGCTACTTCATCAAAAAATTCAGGAAAATCTTTACCGCGTTCCCATTTCGTATAATCTGCTATTAAGTTATTACCCATTTTAAAATATTGATTCGTCCCATTGAATGTGACCTTTACTATAATTTGTTACTCTATTTGCAAAGAAATCAGTATGTTGCTTACCAGCTGATAAAGCATCAAACCATTTCATTCTTTCTACAGCTGTAAAATCAATATTGCCAATAATTCCTTTATAACCTAAATCTCCTAATTTAGTATTAACTCTATTTTTAATAAAGTTTTCTAAATCATATTGAGAACAACCTTCTAAATCACCCAGTTCGTAACATTTTTTAATAAAATCTAATTCAAGTTGGAGTGATAATAAAGCAGCTTCATTAATAGCAGCTTCTAGTTCTGGGGTTTTTAATTCTGGGTTTTCA